AAAGGGAGGAGTGGCGGATCGGGCTGCAGGCTCAGGGCAAGGCGCCAAACACCATCGCCGGCATCCCCTTCCTAGGCGGCATCCCCGTGCTGAACACCCTGTTCCTGTGGAAGGACATCAAGGAGACGTTCGTGACGGGGGCGTACTCCAAGTACGACCAATACAACGCCCTGGGTGGCGTGATGCAGGTGCTCACCGGCCACCTCATGCGCCAGACCGCCCTGGGCCAGGTGAATCAGCTGATGGAGCTGTTCCTCGAGCCCAACCGCTCACCGGCCCGACTCCTTGGTTACCTCGGCAGTGGCCAGATCCCGAACATCGGCCTGATCCGCGACGCCGAGCGCTTCAGCGGGATGCAAAGCCGCAACCTGTTCAGCAGCACTGCGCCAAGCACATCCCAAAACTTCCAGGGCGCCGATGACAGCCCGCTCGAAAAGATCGAGCGCCAACTGCGCGAGCTCGCCTACGGCACCCTTGGCCTTACCGGCCTGATCGGCGGCGCCTACAAAGAGCGCGACTGGCTTGGCAGCAAGATCAAGCTCGCCTGGGGGCAGCAGCTGGCCGATGCCCTGAAGGACCGCTTCTTCCCACAGGTATGGCCCGAGGCCGATGAGAAGCTCTACGCCGAGCTCGACGCCCAGAACCAGCTCAACCCGCCCAGCGCGTTGATGTCAGGCGTCCTCGAGGGCGTGGCGATGAGCGATGACCTGAAGAAGGAATACAACGACACCTACGCGACGATCCAAGGGGAAATGTCGCCGACCGCGCGGCTTGCCATTGCCGGCAAGGTGCCATCGGTCAGCTTCCAGCTCGCCTTCCCCGTTGACACGCCAACTGGCATCACCATCCCCAACAGCAAGACGGTCACATTCCCTGTTGTGCAGTTTGTGGAGCCACACGTCAAAGGCCGCACGGTCCAGGAGGCGCTGCGTTCGCTGATCAACTCGCCGGTCTATCAGGCGATGCAGGACGATCCGCGCACCACCAGTGATCTCAAAGCCCGCGACATGCCCGCCGCCGAGCGCCGGCGCAAAGCCGCCCAGGTGCTGATCAATGCAACCAAGGAGTATTACCACCTGATCACCAGAGATCAGATCAACACCAGCAACACTCCGGCAGCACGGGAATGGCGTGAACGACGCGACATCATGCGCACCAACAACCTAGAGCGCAACACGGATGGAGGGCTGCGCGGCTTTGCTGAGGCCCTGAACGGCGCCACAATGACTACAGCCCCGTAGTCATGCCGTGTCCGCGACGCCATTCTCGTACCGCCAGTACGCGGGCAACGGGTCGACCACGACCTTCTCTGTCCCGTTCCCGTACCTGCTGAAGGCGCACGTCAAGGTCTACATAGGGTTCAACATCCTTGACGGCACGTTCAGCAGCGAACTGGCGGATGGCGTCGGCTTTAGCTGGACAAGCGGCACCCAAATCCAGACAACAACGCCCCCCGCCAGCGGTCAAACGCTGACTGTGATTCGCCAGACCCCGAACACCACGCGCCTGGTGGATTGGCAGGACGGGAGCAACCTGATCGCTAGCGACTTAGACACCGCTGACTTGCAAAACCTGTATGTGGTGCAGGAGCTGCAAGACAAAAGCGATGCCGGCGTTGCTCAATCGAACGCTGCCGCTGCCGCTGCGACCGCTGCGACCACGGCGTCAACCGCCGCATCGACATCAGCAGCCACCGCGCTCAGCCAGAGCACCACAGCACTGAGCCAAAGCTCAACGGCACTCACTCAGAGCTCGACCGCACTGAGCCAAAGCTCAACCGCTCTGACCAACGCAGCAACGGCGCTATCGACCGCCAACAGCGCATCGAGCACCGCCGCGTCGGCCGCGGCTACGGCGACGTCCGCCAACGCCAAGGCCGACAGCGCCATCACCGCGATCAGCACATCTGCGGTGTTCACGCCTGTTGCCAATGTCGCTGCCATCCCGGCCTCCCCGACTGGCGGCCAGGCCATTCAGGTGACGGACTCGACCGGCATCGAATCATTCACCCCGCTGTCGGGCCTGCCAGGTGGGTTTGTCGGCGACTCGGGCCTGAGCGCCAGGATCCAGTACAACGCTGCCACCAGCAGCTGGGTGTGGTTTGGCTACTTCGCCGCCACCCCTGACACCCGATACCTGCGCCTGACTGGCGGCACGTTGACTGGCCAGCTCAAGGGCAGCTCGGCCACCACTGCCGCCACCCCCAACTTCTCCTTTGACGGGGACGCCGATACCGGCCTGGCCCGACTTGGCGCCAACGAGCTGGCCCTGGTGACAGGCGGCACTGCCAGGTTGACCTTTGACTCAGGCGGGAACGCAGCCTTCACCGGGCCCGTGACCATCCCGGCCGGCTCGACGGTGACGGGCTACCTGGACACCGCCACTGCCTCCAGCACCTATCAAACGCAAGCTGGCATGTCGTCTTACCTGACGACTGCATCCGCCTCCAGCACGTATCAGACGCAGGCAGCCATGAGCGGCTACCTGGCGACCAGCGCCATCGGCACCACGGTGCAGAGCTATGACGCCGACACGGCCAAGACCGACGTTGCACAGACCTTCACCGCTGCTCAACGCGGTGCCTACGTCACGCTCACCGATGCAGCAACGATTGCCACAGACCTGAGCCTCGGCAATCAGTTCCAGGTCACCCTCGGCGGCAACCGCACCCTTGGTGCCCCGACGAATGTTGTCGCTGGTCAGAGCGGTGTGATCCGTGTCGTCCAGGACGGCACCGGCTCCAGAACACTCGCCTACAACAGTGTCTTCAAGTTCCCAGGTGGCACAGCACCGACGCTCACCACAACGGCCAATGCTGTGGATCTACTGGCCTACCACTGCGAGACAACGACTCGCATCGCGGTCCGCTTCATTGGTGACGTGAAATGAGCGCCTTGAATAACAGTCTCCTGCTGGGGCAGGAAGGTGGTGGTGGGTACGCCATCTCACGTTCACTCAGATTCAACAGTAGTGACAGTGCCTACTTGTCCAGAACCCCCGCATCAGCCGGCAACCGCAAGACGTGGACCTGGGCGGGATGGGTGAAGCGGAGCCGTTCTGGAATTAGGCAAGCGTTATTTGCTGCTCACGATGGTGGCGCCGCGAACTACACCACGATTGAGTTTGAGGCAGATCAGCTTGGCCTCTTTTACGGCGGCACGATTTCTGGACCGAGAACTACTGCTGTCTTTCGAGATCCATCTGCTTGGATGCACATATGCGCCGTTCTTGACACTACGCAAGCCACCGCTTCTGATCGAGTCAAGCTCTATGTGAATGGTGTTCAGCAGGTAATTGGTTCTGGAACCTACCCTAGCCTTAACGCAGACCTCAAAGTTAATGCTGCTGTACCGCACAACATTGGCTCGGATGATATCTATGATTTTTTCTCCGGTTATCTGGCCGACATCCACTTCATCGACGGCCAAGCCCTAGCCCCCACCAGCTTCGGTGAGTTCTCCGCCACCACCGGCGTGTGGATGCCTAAGCAGTTCGCTGGTAGCTACGGCTCGCAAGGCTGGAAGCTTTCGTTTTCCGATAACAGCACCGCCGCCGCATTAGGGACGGACTCTTCTGGGGCGGGAAACACGTGGACCGTCAACAACATTTCCGTAACCGCTGGTGCAGGCAACGACAGCCTCGTCGATGTTCCCACCAACGGCAGCGAGGTTGACACTGGAGCGGGCGGGGAAGTAAGGGGGAATTATGCGACGTTAAACCCGCTTAAAAACACAGGAAACACGCTTAGCAATGGCAATCTTGATGTCTCGATTGCAAGTACGCACTGGACCACTTCAACCATCGCTTTTACAACTGGCAAGTGGTACGCCGAATTCACAGTCGGCAGTACCGGCACCATTCAAATGTTTGGCGTCTGTAGCGCAGACTTTTTTGGCTCAGAGCTTGTCTACCCGTGGGGCACGTCCAGCGCCAAAGATGTTACCTACTACGTAGCTGATGGGCGCGTGTACGTAAGCGCCGTGAACACAGGCACCACTTCCTCGGCAAGTGCCGGAGATGTTATCTCTTTCGCTGTAGACGCCGATACCCGCTCTGTCGCTATCCGAAAGAACAATACACTCCTAACGACTAAGACGATAGCCGCTTCCACTGCTGGTTATGTCTTTTATGTTTCCTCAGGGGGAGGCAGTTGTACGGCTACTTTAAACTTTGGCGCTCGTAGTTTCTCCTATCAAGCACCCTCGGGCTTCAAAAGTCTAAATACTGCATCGTTACCCAGCCCGTTAGTCACGAAGCCTTCGACGGTGATGGATGTGAAGCTCTACACGGGCAATGGCAGCACGCAGACTATTTCGGGGTTAGGGTTTAGCCCGGATTTGGTGTGGTTGAAAGCTCGCTCTGCTGCTTACAACAATACACTCTATGACACAATAAGAGGCGCCGGAAAATATCTGATTTCTAATGCCACTGATGCTGAAGGATCATCGACTAACTACTTGAGTTCGTTTACGTCTGATGGATTCAGCTTAGGCTCTAATAATAACACCAATGCGTCGTCAATTACCTACGCAGGATGGTGCTTTGACGCCGGCAGCTCCACCGTCACGAACACACAAGGCTCCATCACTTCTAGTGTGCGAGCTAATGCGACGGCGGGGTTCTCGATATGCACCTTCACGTTCAATTCCACTGGAACGGTGGGTCACGGACTTGGAGTTGCGCCCGAATTCATCATCGTCAAGACGCGCGGAACATCGGCTCAGTGGTTCGTCTACCACAAATCACTTGGAACGAGTAAGTATATTCGCCTCAGTTTTACCGGCGAAGCGGTCACATTTGCCGATGCTTGGAGCCCAGTCAACAGCACGGTCTTTCAGATGGAGGCTGGCTTGCATACGCTTAGCACCTACGTCGCCTACTGCTTCGCCCCAGTAGCCGGGTACAGCGCGTTCGGCAGCTACACCGGTAACGGCAGCGCAGATGGGCCATTTGTTTATACCGGGTTTAGGCCGAGGTGGGTGTTGATTAAGTGCTCGTCGCTTGGTGGGTCAAATTTTGACTGGTTTATTTATGATGCTGCTAGAGATGGGATCAATGCTTCGTACCGCTTCTTGACCGCAAACTCAAGTGGAGCCGAAACAGTTGCCACGGGCGGCACTTACACAGATATGTACATTGACATTCTTTCGTCCGGCTTCAAGGTGCGAACAAACTATCAATCTCATAACAGCAACACCAATACTTACATCTACGCCGCCTTCGCCGAATCGCCCTTCCAATACGCCCGCGCCCGCTAACCCCGCTCTCGTAGTGAACAAGACTAATCAGCCCCACGGGGCCCACCCCATGTAACACCGCACCACCAGCCATGTTCATCCTCGACGGCAAGCCCCTGAGCCCCGACGTGGCGTTCACCGCCACCGACGCCGATGGGCAGTTGATTCAATTCCCCGCGAATTGGCTTCGCTTATCGACGCCAGAGCAACGCGCAGCCATCGGAATCACAGAGCAGGCTGACCCCCCAAGCTGGGATCAGAGGTGGGCATGGGGCTATGACGCTGACGGTCATCTCATCTGGAAGGACCACACCCAACTCGTTGAGCAGTGGGTGGCCCAAACCCGCGCCACCGCCGGCACGCTTCTGGTCCCCACCGATTGGATGGTGATCCGCCAGGCCGATAACGGCACTGAGATGCCCCTCGACTGGAAGCTATGGCGCGAGCTGGTGCGGATCAAAACCGGCGAGAAGGTCGCTGCCATCGCTGCCACCACCACCACTGAGGAGCTGGCCACCTACATCACCGGGGCTGATTATCCGGTGTGGCCGAGTGATCCAAGCCAGCCGATTCCTGCGCCTGCTGCTGATGACACCATCTCGTTTGAGGGTGGCGTCACCAGCGGGCAGATCGTTTCGTAGTCATCGGTTTGCCCCCGGCTGCACCCCCGTTACTCTGCAGGGGTGCAGACGTCTTGACGTGGATCCAGCGACAGTCGTTGCCCTGATCGGTCTTGGCGGCTCTGGTGTCGCCGCGCTTTGGAAGATCGCCAACGGGCTAGGGCGTTTTGAGGCGCGCACCAGCACGATCCTCGAGGGCATCAAGGAGATGCTCCAGGACCACGAGGAGCGGCTACGCAGAGTTGAACGCCAGCCATGACATGAATCACCTCTCTGACTACGTCGCCCTGGCCATTGCCATCCACGGCGTCGCCCTGGTGGTGGTCAACATGACCCCCACACCCAAAGACAACAAGGCTCTCAACGAGTACACCCGGCTCCTCGTCAAGCTCTACCGGGTGATCGAAGTGCTGGCCGGCATCATCAGCCCCAAGGTGAAGAGGTAGCCATGCAGCCCTTCGTCGTCGCCCAGGAGCTGCAGTTCAGGCAAGAAGCCACCAAACGCACACTGCTTGATCTGTTCGAGTCCGGCGACCATGAGGGTCTGCTCAACACGGCGCTGCTGCTCAACACGCTCTGGCACCAACAGACGGCTATCGCTCGCTGGTTTGCCAAGGAAGCATCCGACAACCTCGCTGACGCCTACGAGGCGACGCGCAAGGGCTAGATCACTGTCTTCGTCTGGTGGTTGGGGTCGCTTTCATCCAGGCCATGGGCCAGCGGGCCAAAGCTGCTCGCTGCATCAACGGCTGGCTCCACGCCTGAGCGCTTACTGGCATCGGCCGCTTCGAGGGATGCGATCCAGCTGTCGAATGACTCCCGCATGGGGATCTTGGCGGGCAGCTTGAGCCAGCGCCTTACCTCTTTCGGACAACGCAAGAACACGCTGGCGCCCTTGTCGTAAGCAATGAAAAAACGTCCGTTCCAGTCCTTTCCTGTCTCAACCGTTGTCGTATGGCTGAGATGCAGTCGTTCGCGCTTCATGGCTTGCAAGTGAGATACCAGCCGCCGCTGCCACCCGGCATCCAGCGTGGATTCCAGTTCTTGCGGCTGTAAACGATGCCGCCGCCCTTGGTGTTATTGGCATAGCCGCCACCCACTAGGTAAGCCTCGCCGTTTGGGTCGTTGTGGATCCAGGCCGCATCGGTGTAGCCGATGATCACGGACCAATGCCCGCCGCCGCTGGGAGTCGTCACAGGGCCTTTATGCAGCCAGCCAACAGCAACAGGCCTGCCCGCATCGATCTCGCGCTCCAGGGCCACTGGCGTGCCGTTGGTGAAGAAATCAGCGCGCAATCCCAGTGACCGCAACGCCGCCAGCTGCGCTTCAGCTGATGTGGTGTCGCCATATTTCTGGCGGATGGCGTTATAGGCGTCGTCGTTCGCCACCTTCCCCCAGTACATCGCCAACATGGCGCAGCTGGAGCTGAAACATTCGCGGTATCCGGTCCCAGATTTGTTGTCCAGCTGGCTCTGCCACCGCACATTCAGCGGGTTGCGCACCAATGCCGCTGTCTGCGGCTGACTCCATTCCTCAACCCACTCCGATGACTCACTTAACAGGCCTGGATCAGCTTGCTTGATCTGCTGACCGAGCTTCGTGATCGCATCTTTCTGATGTGGAAGGCCCTTGTAGTTGTCCCAGAACTGCAGCCATCGCTGATCAGTGAACTGGACCTCCTCGATCGGCATGATGGGGAAAGCTCTCCACCCATGTAAACGTGGCAAACCACGATCTCCGAGAGGTCTTGGAGGACATCCACGCCGAAGTGGCGCATGGAATCCTTGATGACCTCCGCAATGGCGACAAAAACGCCCGCCGCGAAGCGCTGCAGCTCCTGAAGCAGAACGCCATCACCGCCGCGGCCATGCCAGAAACACCCACGGCTGATCTGGCGCGCATGTCCGGCAAGCTCAACTTCGCTGAGCTCGAGCAGAAGGTCAAAGTGGTGCCCATCCGCCCGCCAGCGCCCCCTAGCGCCGCCTGACGCCGCCATAAGCAGCGCTGCGGGCCATCGGGCGGAACCCCAGGGCCAGTGCATCCACGCTGGCCCCCGTCTCATCCATCCACGCCTGCCTGGACCAGTCCTCAATTTCGTCGGCGCGCTGCTGTTGCGCCTTCACCTGGTCCTGGGCCGCGGCCTCAACGAACCATGAGCAGCCGATCGCCAGTGCATCGATGCGGTCGTAGTAGGCGAGGCAGCCCCGATCGGCCGTAATCCGGCTCATCTGGTACATCAAGGACCGCTGGTGGCCCGTGTCGGGGTCACGTTCCGCTCCATTCCAGTCCTTCTGCACCAGCTCGCTGTTAAACACCAGCCGGTGCTGCTGACTCAAGGGTCCGAGCACATCGACGATGCGCTTTTCCTTCTGTCCGGCGCTTCTGGGGGGCTCCTCCACCGTGCAGGGCCAGATGCGCTGCATCACTGGCTTCAACAGCGCGGCAAACATGCCGTCGCCGTAGTTCGGCTCGGGGATGACGTAGTTGACCTTCCACCGCTTGGCGACGTTCGCCAGGTGGACCAACACCTCCTCCTCGTAGCCGCGGGTGGTGCCACCGCTCTCGAGCACGAACAGGTTGCCGTTCAGCTCCGCCACCACAGCCCACGCCAGCTCGTCGCTGCCGCGGCCGGACGGGTCAATGGCCAGCACACACCGCCAGGCCTCTTCCTGGGGCAGCCAGCCCTGGATCACGGCCGGTGAGTGGTAGTAGCGGTCCGCGCCAAGGCCCACACACGGGATCGATTGGATCCGGTACTCCGTTCCCGCCGACCACGACACCACCTCCGGCAGTGCTTTGCCGTCCAGCGGCAGCACGATCAGGTCGCCAAGGCGGATCGGATAGCGATCCAGGGTCGACAAGCGGCAGTTCAGCTGGAACTGCAGCTGCACCGACGCCCTGGTCATCCGCATCTCGCGGCCCA